ATCCGCCACCCTTGTGGCACTTGCTGATGTGGTTGGGATGTAGGATGTGGGGTAAGATGAAACTTCTAATTGTGCGCCCCATACATATATGCCATATCCACTAACCCCCAAATAAACCATATTATTATCTGCATTAGCAACTCTAATTCTATATCTTCCAAAAGTACCTGTTTCCGTATATGTCATTGAGCATCTATACCACCCGTTCCCCATATTTTCAATCTTTGCAGTTGCAGTTGCTCCGATTATTGTGCCTATTGTTCCAGTATTCAAATTAAAATACGCACCATTTGAATTGGTGTCCTCAAAAAGTAACACATAATCCCTCTCTCCCTTTTTTGCAAAAACGCTCATTGTCGCAGAACCCGATGTAATAGTTCGGCTTGATTCAGCTTGGTGTATATTGTTTATTGCAGTTTCGTTAATTTTATCAGCATTCACCGTTCCGTCGGGGCTTGTAATTTGATTCGTTGCTATCGTTGCCCCAAACACAGACCAATTTGATTGCGAAAAATCTTCACTATTTAATTGCAAATTCGTACTCTGCTTCTCCAACAACAAACTAGGACACCCATTTTGATAAGTTAGGCGTGGAACATTTAATCTGTCGGTTGTGGGAAAGTAGGGTTTGGCGGTTGAGCCGATGTTGAGTTGTGCGCCCCAAATGTAACCGTTTACGCTGGTGGTTGGAAAATATGTATTGTCGGTATTTGTAAATCCAATGTCCACCAAATTTGCGTTACCACTTGCACCAACTAATCCCGACAAAGTGCAACGATACCAACCATTCCCAACATCGGTAATCGTTCCCGTTTGACCCGAATCAATTGTTCCCAATGTACCCGTATTAAGGTTGAACCATCCATTTCGTTCAACTACGGTAACGCTTGAAAACAAATTTCTAATCCTCAAAAAATTTGCCGTTCCTTTTTTAGCGTAAACGCTTGTTGTGTAAGGTATGCCGACATTTGACAAAATAGAAAAGTTTGACGCCCTAACTTGACATTCTGCGCTTGTGCTTGTTGTTGTGAATTTGTCGGCGGTTGTTGTTCCGTTTGGTGCTACCGCATCATTTGCCACGATTGTCGCATTTGCAGCCGCCCAACTTCCCGATGAAAAATCTTCCGATTGCTCAAACAAATTCCACGGGCAAACCTCCACCAAACCCGCACTATTTATTCGGGTTCCGTTACTAGAACGGGTGAAAGACAAATCTCCGCTTCCGTCGGTTGGGACTGCACTATAAACTTTGTCTTCCGAATAACCGGATGGAATCATGATCAATGATGCCGCATTCAATAAATCTGACATATTATAAATTATTTAGTTTATTCAACAAACATGAAATGCCTTCATAATATCCGCCATCGGCGGTGATGCGCGCTTTGTAAGCCAATACAATGGACCAACCTTGGCCCCTATAATTCGCCCCGCCTCGCGTGCCAATTCCGAGTGTTTGCGATGTTAACATGATATTTGATTAATAACCAATAACCGATCCGGATGAAATAACAAATCCAACAATTTTGAAACCTTTTCCGGCGGGCAAATATGCGCCTTGTTGAAAAGTGATCGATGACATCCCGCGCGCACTCAAAACATTGGTGCCGCTTGATTCATTGTCGCCTTGAACCGAAAATGATGTAAAAATTGTGTCCTCTTGTGGGACGATTGCGTCATAGGAAACACCGGTCACTGTTGCGGCCCCATGTCTTTTGAATCCTTGTGAACCCGCGATGATATCTGCGCTTGCTTGTGCCATAATGGTTCAAAAATAATCGCATGACATTAAACAATTACAACAATTATGGATGCGCTGCAATTATAAACCATTCGATGCCATCCGATTGAATGGTGTGCGATTGATAATTAGTATTCAAATTAAAATGATCCGCGCCATTAATTGTTTGTCCACCCAATGCATTTATTGTCGCATTATGGGCTGATCCCAATTTAACAAAACAATATTTTTCACCTTTCCACAATGTTGCCGATGGCAAATTGATTGTGATATTACCGGTTGCACAATTCAAGGTGTGCAATTGAAAATTTGTAAGCAATGAATGCACCCCCGCGGTGTATGTTGTCACTGTTCCTTCTTCGATCAATTTCCATGTCACTAATTCGGTTGAATCAGTATATTTCAATTTAACAACCCATTGTGTATCTTGGGTGGGTTGTGATGTCGGTGCCTGATCAGCATAATTCACCAAATGTTCCAACACCTGATTTGGAACATTTTGAATGTAACTTGACAAACTTGTGATTGTTTGTTCTTGTGCATTTATGCGATCGCCAATGACTTGTGTCGGACTTTTGCCAATGCGCAATCCTTCACCGGTTGTTGTTAAATCAGCATACACCGGGCTGACTGCCAACCATTCGCCATTCCATTGTTCTGATCGCCCTGAATATTGAACCCCATTTAATAACCAAGTATAATTGTCAAAATAAAGGGATTTTATTGGTGAATATGATCCCGAATCAATCCAATTTCCTTGAATGATTGGAACAAAATTTGCATAAAGGCCGGACAAAGTATTTCCCAACATTTTGGTCAATGTTCCGGTTGTTATTGAATCATATCCCGCATGCCAATCAGTTTCCAAAATTGTATTTGTTCCATCGCTTACCAATATATTTCCAACTGAAAATTTGTTTGGCGCGGTATAATATGCAACATCAATTTCAACATTGCTTGAATTAACTGAACTCGATGATGATGGGAAAAATTGTTCCGCTAAGTCATAAACAAGATCAGGGTTTTGATATGCTGATGAATCAGCAAATGCAACTTGAATTGCACCCCAAAATTCTTTGTTCACCAATGCGGATGATTTCCATCCGGTTAATTTAGTGTAAGTAATTTCAGCCGCTTTGACATAATCAATTTTGATATATAATTTGTCATAACCAATCGGCGCGGTTGTCAATGATTTTTCCCAAACCATGTCAACCCATGTCCCTTTCATGTCAAGGGTGATTTTTTCAACCAATTCGCCGGTTGCAACCCCCACCGATGACCAATATCCGCTGCCATTGGCTTGCATCTTTGCGCCTGATGAATTTTCAACCCAAATCATGACATTCATAAATGTCCGATCCTCTTTCTTCGTCCCACTTGCCCGATAGATTTCAGATTTGGAAATAACCCGAATTCGCATTGGTGCCGAATCTGGTGTTGATCCGGTTGGGATTTGTGTTGAAATCAATTCAAATGCCGGGGTCGCTTTGTCATCATATGATCTGACTTTCTTTGCGCCCATTTGCCTTTTTTGATTGATCACCAATTTTTGAATGGCTGGTTGATAAGTCAAAGAAGGTTTTGCCATCCATTCAGGGCGCGCATGGGACCCAATTGTTTGGCGGTGTGAATAGGTTGATGCACCTTGATATCCCATTGTATAGGAATACCGGCGATAAGCGATTGTAGAACCCGCATATCCATTTGCAGCATAGAACCAATATGATCCCTTATCATGCATGAATCGGCATCCAAAATTGATTGCAAGCATTTCGATTGCCTTTCTGCAATCAATCATATTTAATGGCTCATAAATGCCATTGATGACATCAATTGATTTGACATCTTGGAATGGATCATAATCAGGCAAAAAAGTATTGATGTCTAAATACATGACATCCAATCCCTTTCTAACTGCATTTGTTGCATAAATTACCGATGCATCATAAAAATATGAATTGCTGATTCCAAGGGTAACCCAATAATTATATAAATTTAATTTTTCAAGACATTTTCGGATCAGATATGTTGGTTGAATCTTTCCATCGGTGAACCATGATTCATCCACTTTGAACCCCTCCATCAATTCCAATCCATCAACCGCCGTCAAATCAATGATTGGTTTTGATGCAATTGATTCCCGCAATCGGGTCATTTGATCCGCAACAACTCGCCCGATAAAAAATGGCGCATTATCTCGATAAACAATTAAGGCCCAATAATTTTCAAGATTGGTTGACAATGAAATAAAATCATCCAACACTGTTTGATCAGGAATGACCCATTGTGTTGAAACTTTTGATGATCTGATTGGCGATTCATACCATGGTGTTCCTTGGCCTTGAATTTCTAAATTGAAACCATCTGATGCCAATATTAATTCAGTTGATGAATTAAGCGATTGTAATTTGGTCAATAAGCATGATGAACCTTCTTGATAACCTCCGGCGGCCAATACCCTTTCGGCATATAATCGCGCGGTGATTTCCGGTGTGGTTCCTGATGCGGAATCCCATAATTCAACCCGATATTGATTGTTGGTTATTGAATAGAATGAACCAAAATATTTCCTTGCCATTATCCGCGCTTTGAATCTTTGTTATATCTTTCCAATACAATCGCCAAATCGCGCCCCTGAATTGTTGTTGATGCAATATACCCGCTTGATTGATCTGATCGCATTAATGTCTTTAATTTGCTTAATGGTGCAATAACTTCGGGATTTGATCTTGCACCGGGATATTCACCCATCAAACCTAATGTCGGACCGCTAACAATACCACCATCGGCAAATGCTGGCACCGATGGACCTTTTGACATTGTGTTTTTAATTGTTGCGCCAATGGCTACCAATGCAATACCGGCCGCTAATGCAGCGCGCCAATCTGAAAATGCGGTTTTGAATTTTTCAACACCAATTGCATAGGTAATTAACAATTTACCAACTGTTGACATAAATCCACCCAATGCCATAATGATTGCATCACCAAAATTTGCCATGGCATCTTTTTGTCCTGACAATGCACCGCCAATTGCTTCGCCAAAACCAACTGCAATATCAACACCTAATGCGGAAATTGCCGCGCCAATATCTTGTGTTAATTTGTCAAAATCTTGAACTACTTGTGAATAGGATTTGGGATCAATTTTGACCTGAATCAAAACCGGTGCAATCGCAGTCCCGGCAATCATATTTGCACCGCTGAATTTTTTTGATTTTAATTCATCCGATACGGCCTTTTCTTTTAACTTTTTATTTCGTTCAATAAAGAATTTTTCAGCATCATTTGTCGCTTGCCCTTGGGCTTTAATCAATGCGATTGAATCGTCAAATTCTTTTTGTTGCGCCTTCTTTTTTGCTTCGCGCCTTTTTTCGCCATTGGCAATTGATTGACTTGTTTGCAGTTCTTCGATTTTGCCTTCGGTTTCTGATATGTTTCGTCTAATTTGTAAATATTGTGCCGAATATTTGTCATAACCGGCCAAATTGGATTCCAAATTGGATTTCCTTTTTTGCCAAAATGCAATTTCAATTTGTGTTTGTTCCTTATCACTTGCACCGCGCAATTTGGCGGCATCCAATTCTTTCTTCAACAATTGATCGGCGATTTCCATCCCGTTTTTTGATGCTTCTTTGGATGATTCCGCTTGCTTGTTATATGCCTCGGTTAATGTATTAACCGCTTTTGTTGTGTCTTTTGTTTTGTCCTTGACATTGGAAAATGCTGATGCAATCAATCCGATTGCAACCAAGATTGCGCCCGCGCCGGTTGCTATTAATGCGCCGGCATAAACCCGCGCCGCAACTGTTGCTTGACCCATCACATAGGTTTGAATTCGCATTGCTGCGGTGTTTAATCCAACCATGAATGCGCTTTCGGCTTGCAATGCACTTTGAAGCGCTTGCAATCCATTAACCAAGGCCAATGCACCTTGCAATTGCACCATGGTTTTTTGCAAATCCTTTGATTCAATTCCCATCAATGCCGCCGCGCCTTCAACCGCGCTGAATGCACCGGCTAAACCTTGAACACCACCCAACACCGCATCCAATCGCCTTGTATCGCTGGCAAAATACCCAATTTCCGCCCGCATATCACCAACTGAATCTTTGATCCGGCCGGCCTCTTTGATCACTTCATTTGCAAATTGTTGAAATTCAGGACCCAATGATCGGGCCGTCATTGCAATATTTTGCATTTGTCGCACAGTTGCCATTGATGGCTTTGATGCGGCCAACTTGGCAAACTGATCTTGCATCCCTTTGATGGCCTCACCGGTCGCGCCTGACAAATCTTTGCCGGCTTTTTGGGTTGCAACAACCGCCGCATCCAATCCCTTTTTAAGGTTTTGAATATCGGCCCCGATGATGATATTGAGTGATTGGGATTTGGCCATTATTTGTTGTAATTAATGATATAATCTTGGGCAATATGATAAATCCCCGCAAATCCCGCATTATCTTCACTCATATGCGCTTCGCCATCATATTCAATTGCTTGAACATAAACCGAATTGAAAGTCGCTGGCAATGTCTTTTCCATTGCGGTTCGAACTAAATCCGCAACTTGAACCGCACTTTGATAAGTTGTTCCAAATGAATTAATTTGAACCCTTGCAAAATCTGATTCAGATGGACCCGATTTTGATGGATGCGGAATCACTGAAACCAACTGATAAGAAATCGCCGGAAATGATGATTCTTGTGGGATCCTTAATGGATTGATTCGGGTCGAAACAACCGCCGTCAATGCTGAATTATTGGATAAAATATTGTATACTGCATTTATGGCTTTCATGCTTCGGCTGGCGGGGTTAACTTCGCAAATATATCCGCATATTGAGTAATTTTTGCAACAATATCATCCGGCTGCATCATTTCCCACGGAAATGCCATCAACTTATTTGGGGCGATGGGTTTTTTCAAATGCGGTGAAATTATTGTCGCCGCCATCCATCGGGTCATTTCCCATTGGTTTTGAAATTCCTGATATTGCGAATTGCGCATGCCAACCAATCGGGCGCGCCAATATCTTGGTGAACATCGACCAAAATCGATTTCATTCATGCCCATTTCGCCGAATGAAATTTGTTCGACTTTTCGCCATGTCAATGGTGGGCCTTCATTGCTGGCAATTACTTTTTTTCTTCGGTTTCTTCGATTGTGAAAAAATCGGTGATGGCTTCTGAAAATCCATTCAATGCCGGCAATAATTCATTGTATTTTTTAATTAATCGGCCAATCTCGGATGCATTTGAAAATGGTGATTTTTCACCTTTGATTTCATAACCTTCTAAAATTCCATAGAATGCACAAACCAATGATAAATCCAAAGTTTTTGCCATGTCCAAATGTTTTTGCAAATCCGCAAATGATTCCATTCCAATATCAGACATGACATTGCGCAATGAATTCATATTAAAAATAAGGGGATGACTTGCACCCCCTATTTCAATTTTATTTTTCATGCCACAAATATAGGCAAATTAATTAAGCCATTGTAGAAACTGTCAATGCGCCGGTTCCTTGAATTGATGCAGTGAAAGTTGAAACCGCATTTTGTGGTGCAGTTAATTTCAAATCGCTAAATAATGCCGCGCCGCTTAATTTCAAATCACCGGTGATTGCTGATGTCATCACAATTGTGATTTCCGTTCCGGCCATCAAATCGGTCATGATTTCTTTCCAACTAATCAATGCGCCAACTGATGCATCTTCTTCAAACATACCTTCAACCGACATTGTATATCCATACTCACCCGCGATATATTCTTTCGCGCCGGCTGAATCTTTGTTGGTTGTTTCAATCATGTCCTTTGTGATTGTAAAATCATTTGATGTCGCATTTGCGATTTTGGTGTTGACTGTCGCGATTACCTTGTAAATCGAGATCAGGGTTCCATTGGTGATGCCTGTGCTTGCCATATTATTATATTTTTATTTTTTATTTTGTTGAAATATTGTTTTTTTTAGCCAAATCAATAATGCGCTTTCTGATATTTTCATTGATCGCTTCGGCAATTCTATTTTTGTGCATGTCAAATGCTGGTCGCATAAATGGGTGCATTGGAATCCGACCGCGATGCGCCCCCGATTTTGTGAACCTTTCTGCCTGACCTCCAAATTCATACCATAATGCCAAATATCCATGTTCACTGCGCAAATTGGGCGCAATCATCACTGTGTATTTATATTTTGCATCTGAATTGGATATAAACCCGATTGAACTTGCCAATTGTCCTGAATCATGCGGTGCCAATGATTTTGCGGTGTCAATGACTGGCCTTGCCAATTCTCGAATATCTGCGCGCAATTTTTCGGTGTCAATTTCAACACCAATTTTTTGCAATGCATCAATTGTTTCCGCCAATCCTTGAACCTGATTTTTCATTCTACCAATTCGCCTTGAATTTTCAAATACATGTCGCGATCAATATTCGCAATGTTGATGATGTTAAAATTTCTTGAATCCCAAACAATGCGGTGTTTCACCTGAACTGATGAATTGTATCGGATGGTGAATTGCACTGTTTGTTTGTGTTCCCTTCGGTCCGCATCAACACTTTCAATTCCTGATTCGGCTTCTTGAATGCGGGACCATGCGGTTGCATATTCTGACCATGATTGCAATTTTTCACCGGTGTTTGTATCAATGCTTTCTGAATAAGATTGCAAAGAAACCAATTGATCCATCAA